TCAACCCACGATATACCCAACCTTGCGAGGCATGACCACAGACTTTTTACCAACAGGTTTACTAACATTTGTGGATGCCTTTTTGAATTTCATTTCCTCATATTGGTCATCTAAATCAAAAATCGATAATTGCCCTTGTTGCTCCATATATTCAAAATGCGTCATGTTCTATTCCCCTTTCACCATTCAAGCCAGTTTTCTAATTTTGGTCTACTACATAATTCCGAACGACTATCACGCTCATTCAGCCAGTTATAAAAAGGTACTGGACGTTCTCTTTTAGCTGTTTCTTCTATAGATGATGATTCACTAAGCTTCATACTAGAACGCTCTACAGCCTTGTTATAAGCTCCTACAAATACAGCTCTTATTGTGCTTGTAACTGTCAGAATACCTTCTTTAATATCCATAGCAATTTTAAATAGCACGTTCTTAGCTTTTATAAAGTCACGTGCATTTTGAACCTGAGTAGCTAATACAACTTTGTGCAATTCGTCTTTCAAATTATCAGCTAATGGCAAGCTATTCATGAAGTCGAATAGCATCACCTGGTATTCATTCATGTATTCCTTTTTCTTTTCAGCTTGCAAAGCTAATTCATTTTCAAGACTCATAATATTATTTGCTTGTTTAGAACTTAAAAGATTAAAAGAGTTTAAAGATAGGTTTTCAGATTGTTGCGCTTCAACCTTACTCTCGCAATGCTTTCCATCTTTTTCACGCTCGGACATTGACGGTGGGACATTGTAAGGCAAAATAATGTAGATGCTTGCTCCTTGCCCACCCTTGCTTTTTACAGTCGTTTCTTTCTTAACGATCCCTAACGATTCCAGTTTTGAAATAGCTCGGTAAACCGTCTTTGTGCTGATCTCCAATGCTGCAGCAATTGTGGCAGCTTTCAAATGACAAGCTCCTGGATTCTCTAAGCTATGAGAAGCAAGCTTGAAAACGATGGCACGTTCTGATTCCGTTAAATCGTAGTAATAAGCAGCCATGTGATTTTCTACAGCTGCGTCCATATCTTCTATTGATTCAAATGTTGTGTATTGTGCTAAGTATTCAAACGCCATCGTTTTCACCACCTAAAAAGGAATTAATTAAAACCTATTAGTTATAATATAAACCTTAATAATTATAAAATCAATTATTTTTATAACTTTTTAGTTATTTTTAATTCCCATTAAGGATTGATTAATATATAATGTGATTAAGAACAATAAACGAGAGGTGAAATTCAATGAGCATGGCTGAAAAAATTCGAATGCTTTTAGCTAAAGAAGATAAAAATTTGACTGAGTTAGCTGAGTTATTGGGTACTTCACAACCGAATCTTTGGAAGAAAATGAAAAGAGATAATTTCAGCGAAAAAGAGTTAGTAGAAATTGCTGAGGCAATGGGCGTTAAGTTTGAGGCTAATTTTGTATATGAAGATGGATCTAAGATTTAAAACAGATAACTAATAGTTGTCTGTCTTTTTTATATGTACTATTGGCAAGATTTTCTATAGAATGAAATTACAATTATCTGTAAGGAGTGCATGACATGGACACTATCGCTGAAACAATCAAATTTGCTGGCTTTGGTAAGAAGAAAGCAATGGCTAAACAAATTCAAATGTTCGATGATCGATTAACTGAACAAGGTGAAACGCTACTAGCTGTGTGTGCTTCTGTTAAAGGCATCAAACAGCTTTATGTAACTGACAAACGTATTTTATTACATGAAATTAAAGGCATTGTTTCAAACGATGAAAGAAGCATTCCTTTATCATCAATTAGCAGTATTAACATTTCTAATAAGCTTGTTTACTCTACTATCGAAATCGTATCTACTGGAAATAAAGCAATCATTGACGATGTGCCAGCGCATATAGCACTTGAAATTAAGAGTGGGATTGAGAACCTTAAAGCAATGGCAAAAACATCTTCTTCACCTGCTGCTAAACAGGAAAAGGACATGTACGATGTAGCCGATGAAATTCGAGAATTGAAAGATTTATTAGATGATGGGATATTAACGCAAGATGAATTTGACGCGAAGAAAAAGCAATTGTTAGGAATCTAGTCACTCAATTGAGTGGCTTTTTTCTTTTGATATAGAAATCATTTGATTTATATTTCATATGATTTATAATGTACTTAAAAAAGGAGTGTTAGGCATGAAACTTACAGATAAAGTTGAGGCGGTTGTTAAGGCTGCACAGGATGCTAAAAATGGCGAAGGTGAACATACATCATATCGTATCTTTAAAGAGTGTGGACTTACACAAGGCGCAATTAAACGTTATGTAGATGGTGTTAGTGACATCAGTCGTATGGGCTTAGGCGTAGCTGAAAAACTTGGCGAATACTATGATAATCACCTTTCAAAATAAATTAAAAAACTTTTATAAATCACTTGATTTATATACATCACTTGATATATAATAAGAGTATAGAAAGGAGGTGAACAAAGTGGATTATGATAAGGTTCTAGCTTATCTAGTAGCTATCGCAACTGTGCTTAACTTACTAACAAGTTCTGCAAAAAACATTAGCGATATGAAAAATAAGCCAAAACAAAAGCGACGCCCCTCTAGCAAGAAGAAACGTCGCAAATAGTCAAGCGAAGGAGGTTAGCCCCTCCTTCCCTATAATCTTATCACATCCATTAAATTATGAAAAATATCGGATATGTGGCTGCCTTAGCATTTGCTTTGTATATCTTAACTGACATGGTTAACTGGAAGGAACCAAAGTTTTTTGATTACTCAATGATAGTCATTTATTCATTATGCTTAGTTTTAGTCATTGTTAACATCGTAGTATATTTCAAAAAGAAAAGATGCAGCTAAGGAGCTTCAACCGAAGTATAAACCGTATGACGAATAAACAAAAAAGATCCAGGTACTCACTTTCAATTGAGCGCCTGGTCTTTATTTTGGTGACTGATTAATAATTTTTCTACCTGAGTTTTCAAAGCCATATTAGCATATCTGAGTACCACATCATTCCCTGCTGTAGCTATATGCACGTCACTAAAATATTCGTCTATTTTTTCGACCTTTACCAATCTTATTTTCTCTTTTGCCAACAACCTTTTTGAATTGTAATAATCTTGGGTTATGTCATTTAGTAACCTTTCGAGGATTGGTAAATAAACTTTACTCATTTTCAAATTTTCTATTACAGGGAAGTCACGTTGCAATGATTGAACTGCCATTTCTAGAATTAAAAATTTATGAAAAAGTTTCCGTTGTTCAGGTTTCAGCATACAACCGAACGATCCTTGTGGCTGATTGGAACAACTGCTAATACACTATCAATCATAAATGTGCGCTTGGCTTGCCTTGTAAAACAATACGCCTGAAACGAATCACCAGCAATTTTAATAATCTTGATATGCCTTTTTGACACGTTACCGTCCTTAGCCATGTACATCATATTTAATAATTGGTTCCGTTGCATTGCTTTAATTAGTTGTTCTTTCATCATTCCACACCCCTCAAATAAGAACATTCGTTTGTATTATTTTAGAACAGACGTTTGCATTTTGACAAGTATTAATTTGTGGAAATAAAAAAAGCCCATTACCAATTAAGGTAACAGGCTTCTGCTGTTAAGCGCTACGTTGTGCAATGATAATCTTCAATCCTTCAAAATCACCACTTGTCATAGTTCCATTATCGAATTTTTCAAGCCATGACTTATCAATCACCTTTTTGTCTACGGCTTGTTGAATATAATCACGTACTGCAGCTTTTGCGGTTGTGCTTGTGAATTTCATAATATCATCATCCTTTTCCGTTTGTTGTGGTTTATCCTCTACAATAAGCTGTACTCTTACAGCACTACTTGTTGGCACAATTACTTGTCCTTCTAATTTGTAGCCTGCAGGAATCTTCCATGTTGTAGGAATTTCAAAATGTGGCGCATCGTACTTTCCTGCCTCCCAATATCCACCCCATTCAATGCCTAGCTTTTTAGCAATTGCCCCCACCTTTGATAAGGTAGAAATATCATATAAATTCCGCGGTGGTGCTACAGCAATATCCCAGGCTCTACGTGATGTATGATTACTATTGCGTGTCCATGTAACTACTTGCCCTGGTCGTGTTCGCCCTTGTTCATATAAGTAATTTTGGCGAGCTTGGCTGCGGTATGTCTCTGTGATAAAAATGTCTACAATGCCAGCTTTGAAGCATTCCTGAAAAAGTAATTGACAAGCTGTTTGAGTAGCTGCAGTTAATTCGCTTAAATCTCGGCATGTTTGAGTTACGCTTGTCATTTAACCTCACCCTCTCCTGTTTTATCCTTCACGATTGCTAAAATATTTTTAATGAAGTCAGGCATCGGCAAGCCCATCTTTGTTCCATTCTCTGTGATTGAAATGAATTCTAGTACACAAAATGCAATGGCTGCCCCATCCCCTGCGTACTCAATGCCAGGAATCACAACGGATAATAAGTAAACAGAACCAACTAGCATTAAATAATAAATTTTTCGAATGATACCGTTAAAGCCTGTACGACTGTTTAAATTTTGATTAACGATACCGCCCATAATTCCTGTAAGGTAATCAATAGCCATAAAGCCAATCAAAACAGTAACAGCCATTCCTAGACCATCCACTGAATATGAAATGATTGTGCCTATTGTTCCACTTACTACAGCAATCCATTTTTCCATATGAACACTTCCCTTTTCCCAATATAAAAGCCCCCCACAATGGCTGTGAAAGGCATAAAAAATAGCACTGCTCGCACAGTGCATTTCTTCAGTCTTGTTGTATTGCACTATTAGCATCAAAATTGAATTATCCCTGTAAACTTAAGAAGAATACAGTTAAAAAACTAATTTGCGCTATTTTCATGTGCATTGGTATATCTTTATCAAAGGCTACAGCCCCTAATATAAATAACATTGTTAAATTAGTTAATATATTATTCACCTCCTTTCTGCTTTGTATATATTAATAATACATAAACAAAAATTATTAGTGAACATCACGCCTGCTTGACCTTGCTTTACCTATATTTTAACAATAAAAATAACGCTAGCTTAATGCTGCGTCTACTTGTTTTTCATTATCGAGTAATGCTCGAACGGCTTCTCGCCAAAGTAACGGCACCTGGTCAACTGTTCGCAAATTCATTTTAATTAAATCCCAATATAGTTTGGCCATTATAAAACCTCCTTAGATGCTACTAATTCCGCCACTTCCGCAATAGCTAATTGATTTTCTATTTTGTCTTGCTGTTGTGCCTCTGCTGATTCAGCTATAGCTAACTTCAATTGTTGTGTTTCCTCTTGTAAGAGTTCTAATGCTGTTTTAGGAATATCAGTGTACTCATAATATAACAACTTTGTTTCTTTGTCGTAAAACATTTCGTGCGTTTTACCTGGTATGTTTTCCGGTTGCGGAAAAGTACTCATGTCATATTCGACCGCAATTTCTCCGAACGAAAACGCGGCTACTACTTTGACTTTCGTTGCTTCTGTATTTTCAATGATAATCATGTTGTGTCCTCCTTTTTTGTGCCCGCTATACATTTATTTTAGGGAGTAAGTTACCACGATAAGATAACGAGACCGTCTGCGCCTTTACCGCCATTAATAGTGCCCGTTGAGTTAGTATTACCTCCCGCGCCTCCTGCACCTGCTCGCGAACCTGCGGCTATGGTACTTACACCGTTGCTTCCCGATCCTCCATTCCCTGCGCCTCCGCGTCCACCATTCCACATTGCATATGTTTGAAGCGCGGGATTTCCAGACTCATAATAAGCGCCACCTTGAGAACTTTGACCTGGACTTAGACCAGGGGCGCAATCACTAGGGGATGTACCACCCGCACCACCCCACATACTAATGGTGTAACATCCGAAACCACCCTCGAAAGACCGCTGTAGTGTGGATGCGTAAGCGATGGTTAGGGCTTGTGATTTACTAATCCACGGCATTGGTACGCCACTTGTTATACCGCCTGTAGTTCCTGTTGCTTCAAACAAACCACCATAACCACCATAACCGCCGCCGTCGGCTCTACCACCCGTCCCGCCTCCTCCAGCGTGTGCATAAAAGTTTTGAGATTGAGCACCTAGTATGGACGTAGTGCCTCCGGCTGAACCTGGACTGGCTGTAAAACCACTAGTGAGAACCCCGTTCCCGCCAGCTCCGCCAGCTCCTACATTGACAGTTAATGTTTGACCAGGTTTAACCCACAACAATATTTCTTTGAAACCGCCACTTCCACCGCCACCGCCGCCATACTTGTCACTGTGTTGCGCTCCGCCACCGCCACCACCAGCGCCCCACATTTTAGCTAAAATACGCGTTACACCTTGTGGAACAGTGAAAGTATAACTACCAGCTGTGTTAAACTCTCGGTAAGACTGTGTGCCTATCTCCCCGCTTTCACTTTGTAATAGAAAATTTCCGTTGTTTGGCAGTATTCGGACGGTAACATACTGATTATAAGGGAACTCGCCAGGTGTCCATGAAGCTGACCCGTTAGTTTTGACGATGTGGCGATTCCCTAGACCGTTAACATTAATTGTTACTTGACCGTTAGCATTAGCACCTAAAGAGTTATAGAAAGTGACGCATAACCCGCTTTTGTAGGATGTAATATCAGCATTAATTGTGGCTGTGATATTGTTAACCGTGCCCCCTACGGCTGTCGCATAGTAGTTATGGCTAGTAATATCGTCCTTATGGGTTTTCAAAGCCGTGTCAATAGCTGCAGTCTGCTGATCCGTATACTCTTTAGCATTTGTTTCAACATCATTAACCGTTTGTTTAATCTCATTAATCGCCCCTGCTAGCGTCTTATCATTTGTTTCTAAATCAGGAATCGATGCACTTCCCTCCTGCAATTCACTTACTGCAGTGTCCAATACATCCATGTTGTCGTTTAGATCCTGGACATTTATGCTGTCTGTTAAATCAGGCTTTTTTAAATTTAATTTTGGCGTAAGTTGCATCAAATCACCTCATCCCATATTTTTATATTTTCCCAAGTTATTTTACTTACATCTTCCCAAGTGCGGTCACTTACAAAGCCCCACGTATTGAAAGAATACACATAGTTAAACTGCAAATGAGCAGGAACAATAATATCAATCGCCTGCATTAATCCTTCTATGTTGTCAGGTATACCCCTAGTACCAACGAAACGTATCTCGTAAACTCCTGGCGTATCTGTTGCGTTTACCTCTACTTCCCCATTGCTATAAGCAGCTGCTACAGCTTTAATAGTTGCTTTAGTAGTTTGGTCAAAGCTCGCCCTATTACGTGAAATAATTTGCTCTCTACGTTGGTCATAACGTAATGAGCTATTTGGTTTAATACCAAGATCACGTTCATAGATTGGTAAGGCTTCAATAGCTGTGTCCACAAAAAGGTTACGCTCGGCTATTTCTAGCTGTTGTTCAGTGTTTCGGAACTCTTTATCATCTGAGGTTAAAACAGCCCTGAAAATCGTTGATTTACGCTCATACAGTGGTAAATGCTTAATCATGTCCGTGAAATAATCTCGCGTTGAAACAACAATACTTGTAATCATTTCTGTTTGTGTCTGCATGATGATAGGTGATTGTACTACTTTAACACCTTGCGGCTGCAGCTCTGTTATAACTTCATTCAGGGAATTACCTGACGTTGCCACGGTTACGCCTTGTGTCTGTAACTCTGTTTCTGTAATCATCAGGGCAAGTCTAAAGCATTCCCATTGGTGAGCTTTCAGCGCACCCCAGGTAAAGACTGCAGCTTGACCCCATTCTGATTGTGGTATAGCGTGCATAGTTACTCACCTACTTCAAACGAACAATCAAATAGTTTTTAGGTATCTTGTATTGGCTTGATACATCGATATTCTTTGTAAATTCGGCTTGCGATTTAAACAGCAAATTGCCACCTGTTTTTGCGTCAAAAATGCCGATGTGTGAAATATCTCCCCACGACTCTGTAGCAATAGGAAATAAAATATCTATGTTATTAGAAGTTTGACCATCTGTGGGTGTTGCAAATATCCCTTGCTGTCTCGCATAACTCGCTGTGTTTACTTCAACATCATTGTTAAAGAGGGCTACATATACTGTTGTTGTCCTTAAATTGTCCGTAAGAACTTTATTTTTCAAATAGACTGTCATGTGATTCATTCATTAACACCTCCCATTACTGGCACCCCATCATCAGGAATAACCACATTAGCAGTTGATCCATTGATTAATAAATCCTGATAATCTAATACGCCCTCGCTATCGATAACTTCACTACCTGTTTTTGCATAGCTAACATAGGATGCTTTAAAAGCAATTTCTTTTAGATATTCAATCATATTTTCCTTTATATATTGCTTAACAATTGGTTCGGTGTATCCATCCGCTAAACTCAAAGAAGCTGAAATATTAATTGGTACACCAATAGCTGCTATAACGTTTAAATCTTCTACCCCAAAAGGCATTTGCTCTAATATATGGTCATATACTTTTTGCACTAATTCATCATTAGCAGGTAATTTATTCGCATCGATTACAACTACTTTCATTGATAGTGGGCCATTGTAGCGAGGGAATATCTTTGCATCACCAACGCCTGTCACTTCTAAGGCCCATTCACGATAATGATATTTGTTGCCTGCCTTACCTGGGCGCTGCAGCTTGTCATAATATCGTTGGCGTAAATCGTTATCCGTTTCCGCATCATAGCCATCCACAACAGGCTCAGGATTGTACACATTGATTAAGCCAGGAATCGATACAGGGAAGTGTTTAATTGTATTAGCTGGCACATTCCCTATTTGGCCAAACTCGTTACACTGTATTCTGACATGAGCTAATCCACTTTCATTAAGTGTTACTTCTTCAATTACTGTAAATAAAATGGTGTCAGTACCTACTATTTCGCCAGTTCTTACAATCGTTCCAGCTGCACCCGATACTATGACAGTCGTTGTCGCTTGCGTGGCCAACTTTCGGCTTTGTCCTGTTCGTTGATATACGGTACGTGTTAATTCATCACCTGTTAATTTTTCAACGTCCAATTTATCTTGTACTTCCGCAATCATCTTTTGCTGATTTGCAAACTCAACAGCTGCAGGCTTTGTTACATCATAAATAAACTCCCCTTTTGCCTTGTCGTACTCGTCATTAATGCCGGACATCATGCGATCATGAATAAGTTTTTCATCTTCCATTTAAGCCGCCACCCCCTTTAACTGTTCATCCATATCAAATGCCCCTTCTACAGTAACGACTCTAAATTTTATCCGCATCCATTTTCCATCACGCTCAAATTGCCACTCTTGTACTTCTTGAATGTGCGTATGTTCCAATAATGCTGCAGTAACTTCTCGTTTGATTTCTGCCTCTATAAAAGCGCGCGGCAAGCTAGAACCTATTAAATCGTCCAGTGTTGCACCGTAATTTTCATCTTTATAAATCCTGAATCGAAAGCGCTCAGTCTTTAAGACTTTTATGATCCATTGCTTTAATGTTTCAAGACCATGAATGGCAACCATCTTCCCATTACGAATCACAAAGTCGCCTTTATCAAAGTCATATAAAAAAGACTTACCTAGTGGTGGCAAGTCCGTTTCGTTTTCCTGTGTATTAAATTCTAGTTCTGTAATCTTAGGTAACATCAAACTTCACCGCCTTATCGATCACAAAATACATTTGTTCATCAGCTGTTGGAATTAAAATAACTTCATCACCATTTATCAAGCCTTTAGTAACAACCGTTTCAGTAAATATTAATTGTTCATTATCTAAAGTGATTGTTTCGTTTAACTGTATATTCGTGTTAGGCGGAGGCGCAATGACTTTTCCAGTTGTCATAGATTTAGCGGCATTTGCTGTTGTGGGATCTTGGCCACCTTTAATAAGAATAGCTAGTTCCGTCAAAGCATCCATTTACTTCACCTCTAAACTAGGTTTCATGGTATGAATCCCATTGCTGATTGTATGAAGCACGTCTTTAATAAGAAAAGTGCCCTTAATGCCTGTCACTGGTTCTTCTAATTTAAACAGTCGGCCAGCTCTGAAATTATCGTTTCCCATTAATTCTACGCTGTTTTCTTCTACAACTTTTGATAATTGTTTTAACTCATTTTCGGCTACCTTAGCAGCACTCTTTTTTTCTTTCTGATCCAGTTTCACGACTTTCTGCAGACGACCGTATTTGTTGACCATTTTCGTGTCTGACTTCTGCAAAACTACTTTGTCATTATTTCCAACGACCTGAATCGTATTAATCATGTCGACAATGCTACGCTTTTTAGAAGGTTTCATAATAACCGAATTAATATCGTAGGATGTGCCACCGCCAAAGAGTTGAAAGGTTCCAGTAACCACTACATTATTTTGCTTTTCAATGTATAGTTTGCCCTGGCGCATTTCCATGAGATATTTCACGCCTAACGATTGCTCTGCAGCCGTTAGAATTTCTTTGATAATCTCACTTACTTTTTTCTCGTTAAAGATTTTTGAAATGGATTTAGGGATTGAAACAATATTACCAATTGGCACGTTAAAATCTTTCAGGATTTTCTTGATACATGCGTCTGCAGATAGTTTTTTAAATTGATATACAGCTGTGGATTTATTTAAGTAAAAGGCATAATCAAACCCAATGTAAGCGATAGGTGAAGTGCCACTTTTTAGCTCGTCTACAATAATTACGCGTGTGATCTCTTTACCATTATTAAGTAAAACTACCATATCCCCTATGTCACAAGGATTCTTAGGAAAATGTTTCGTATCATTGAACGCAATACTAAAATTTAGTTCGTCTCCTAGTTCATCAATGTTACTACGCCAGGTTAAGGTACCTATCATTGGTGTAATATTTATCTTGGTATCACCCTTGATTAACCATAATTCGTGGGCCATCATTTCACCTTCTTTTTATTGAGATTAATAAACTTAAACTCAGATAAAGCGAGCGTATAATAAACATCACCTGATCCATCTTGCACGCCTGCCTCAAAGTTATCGATGACAACAGGTATATTAATGGGTGTATTCGTAATGATTAATCGAATCGGGACTCGTCTATCAATCCATGATTGGATGATTTCATAATACTCCCACCCCAAATATTTGTTGTTCCGTGAAAATGGGTATGCCTTAGACGGAAAGAAAGAGTCAAATGCCAATGACTTCAACCCTCTTTGACCAATCAATTTAATATCGCCTTGATTAATAGTCGTATAGGTTTCATGATTTAGAGGACTTGCTATCTTAAATTCTGACGGTACGATAGGAAGTTGAATAACCTGTTCACGATTATTGATACTTAAAAATATGTCCATCTATTCAACCCCCTTATAAATTGGCGTATCTTAATTTAAGTAACGGTACTACTTCATTAACTACTTCCATTGCTGTAATACCTTTAGCGTTTAAGTTCTGAATGATTATATTTACACCGCCACTATTTGCAGGTGTAGCCTGTGAAGTACTTCCCCCAGGTGTTGGACTTGCTACCGCAACAGGTGAAGGCTGCACCATTTGATCCACATTATCTATTGATCCACCAGCTGCACGAATCCTTTCAGATTGTCGAGCCGGAATGACCATTTCATCCTTATGCAGTTCAGCTATGTAACCATCATAGGGCACACGATCTAAACCGCTGGCATGTGATCCCGAAATGAATTTACCTACAGAACCTGCAGCCTTTCCAATAGCACCACCAATTTTTGAAACCCATTCAGGCGGTTGAAAGCTTAGGATTGCATTTTTAAAGCTGATAAACTTGTCATACAATCCCTTAAAAAAGCCTGTAACAGGCTGTATTTTTTGAGCAGCCCAATCATAAATGCCTCCGAATACTTCTTTTGTCGTGGCCCACAACTCGCCTGCTTTTGCCTTAACCGTATCCCAATTTCGATATAACAAGACACCTGCCGCAACTACTGCAGCTATGCCGATAACTACCCAAGTCAAAGGACTGGCAAGCATGGCCGTATTCATGGCCCACTGTCCGGCTGTCGCTAGGCCCATTGCTGTTTTAAAACCCTGGACCATAGTTGTAACAGTTGAAATGACTTTCAATGTCCCCATTCCTGCTGCCACAATCCCTGCAGCTGTACCAACACCAATAAGCGTTTCTTTAATAGGTCCCCAATTTTCTCTTACTGTATTGCCAAATTCAAAGGCTTTTTGTACAATCCCTTGAATTTTAGGAACCAATTCATCAGCTTTTTGTGCAACGCCCTGTAAAAACTCTTGTGCTCCTGCACCGTTTACAACATCGGCTATTCCTACCTGCAATTCTCGCCATGATGAAATTAGCCTGTTTTTTAGACTTCCTTCCACTTTGGCGGCCGCTGAATCTGTCGCTCCTTCAAAATCCTTCATGGCGTCTTTTGAACCAAGCATTGCATACATGGCCCCTGCTTCGAGGTCTTCCCATTTTGTACCGAATAGTGAAACAGCTAATTGATTGGCTGTTACCTGGTCATCCATTCCTTTTAACTCGGCTGTAACAGCACTCGCAACCTCGGCTACAGTCGCTTCGCCACGGTTAAAACTTTCCCAAAGGTCAAATGTCGATTTACTCATGGCTGAGAATGTTTCATCCGTTGACTTCGAGCCATCTTTAACCCTGATCTGAAACTCTTTCATGACGTCATTTACGTAATCCAGGTTATAAACGCCAGCTTTCGCGCCTCGTTCCATAATGCCGAAATATTCTTCTGCACTATAGCCCATTGTCCCAAATAACGATGAATACTCAGCTACATTGTCAAACATTTCATTAGAGAAGTTTAATCCTCGTTGACCACCTGCAGTAAATAAGTCGAACGCCTTATCTGCTGAGATTCCAAAGGCCTCCATCATATTGTTTGTGCCGCGAGTGACCTCGTTCACATCACCATCAAACGTTTTTGCTAGCAACATTGCATTAGAAGTGACTTTGCCAAGTTCCCCATTATCAATATTTTTCATATTTTGTCTTACACGCGCTAATGAATTTGTGACTTCATCGATGTTTTCCCCATAACCTTTGCTAAAAACTTCTTTAGCTGCATTTCCGTACACGCCCATTTGTTCTGCAGTTGCGCCAGTCTGAGCCTGTAACATATCCAGCGAGCTACCCATATCCAAGACGGTTTTACCGACACTTGCCCCAAATGCCGCAACTCCTGCAGTACCTAAAGCCGCTGCACCAGCACCAACCGTTTTAAAAATCCTTGTTGCACCTTGTCCAAAGCGTTGAATATGGTTCCCCACTCTTGTGATACCTCGGCCGAAATCATCAGCTCGATCACTAGCACGTCTTAAATTGCTAGAAAAATCACGGTCTTGCAAGGTAAGAACTGCAGATATAACCCTGTTTCCCAATTCCTCACCGCCTTTACAAAAGAAAAAAGCTAGAACGGTATTGTAATCAACGCTCCAGCTTTCATATATTTGTTTCTTTCTTCTAATTCCTTATCCATACTCGCTGTCATAAATAGCTTTTCATCATAAGGTAAATTTAACAGTTCATCAAGTTTACGGCCTTTTTGAGTGTAGTGATGAAGAAAATAAAAATCATCATCACTATCAATTAGTTTTTTATCGCTTTAACGCCGCCTTTTTTGTATCCTGCAAGCTCGAAAGCAACCTCTGACAATTGAGCAATCTCACCAGGTTCAAAGATTTTAGAAACAACATCAGTAGGCAATGTGCCTCCGTATGCCTTTTGTAATTCAGGATCTTTTAAATCAGGTTCCACCATTGTGTTATAGACCATGTATTCGTCTGCGTCTGTATCGTTGTTTTCGTCTCGCGTCATTTTCATTGTATCTACACATAAAGATTTTTCAGGTTTACGCAATACAACTTCAACGCCTAAACGCTCTACAATCACTGTCTCAGTGACATCGTCCTTTACCTGGTATTTTTCTTTTTCCTTTAATAAATCCGTAACTGATAATCTTTTAATAGTTTTTTTAGACATTTATGTTTCCTCCGTTATATTTATTTAGGCGCCAATTAAATCAATTGGATCATAGTCCGCAAAGTTAAATGGTAATTCTTCTGAACCAATTGTTTTTTGTGCAAATTGCATTAACATGAATTCATTGAAAGTTACTTCTTTGATAGCTATACGCTCAGAACCGAAAGCGTCAGGATCGGCAAGTTTACCCACAAGACTAACCTCAGGTACCTTACCCTTTTTAACATCAACCGCTAATAACTTCGCTCCTCGGCTATAAACCTTTTTCACTTTCAAAGAGCCTTCGCCTGTCCAACCTGTCATTTTTTTGTGTGTGGCTGGATCTTCTGCCATGTTTACATCTTCGTAATCAATAGAAACTTTAGCTTCGAACTCCTCAACATCTAGCCATTTTTCATTGTTTACCCACACGCTGCCATAAGTACCGTTGATCACTTGATTAGGTTTGAATTTTTTACTCATCTGTTCCCCTCCTTAAATCGCAATATCTAAATCTAAGTCCTCCATAGCGTCAACGATTTTAACTTTTCCACCTAAATATACGTTGCGCTTAAAGGTTCTTTCCTTCACTTTTTGATCGTCCCAATCAGATGTATCAACACCGATTTTCTCCCATGCGGCACGTTGTTTTTTCACATCAACTTCTGCTAAATTATCGAATTTAGGATCTAGTATTTCTTGATCTCCTAAGCCTGAAAAATAAACATTAATAGACTGTAAAAATAGTACCTGGTTATCATAGGTATTGTTTAATTTACCGATGTAATATTTATCAAAGGTTGTCCGAATATCGTCTTTCATCATGTCCTGTACCTCCATGATACGGATTGATTTAAAGTCTTCCGTTTTCACCCCTGTAAGTGTCGTTAAACTATTTACACCGCGTCCAATTTTAATGACTTCTCCGTCATTAATAAGAATTAGTTCGCCTTTATCAACAGCTTCATCAGGATCTTCAATTTCTGTAATACTATCGATTTCGGGTAGCTCGTAATAAGTGGATGAACGAGTAAATGGCACACCTGCTAAAATGCCAGCAATTCGGCATGTATATTCAGATGTTGTGTACTCTTTTTCTTTTACCTTGATTCCTGTAGTTGTGAAATTTATAATCCCTTCATGATCCGCTAAGGTGTTAGGTAATACTGCTTTGAAAGTCTTTTTCTCCACACGTTTTTTCTTGATCCAAGATTCAATAGCAGCTGTATCAGCGTCCTTAATGCCTGGAATGGCCAAGTAATTAAAGCGTTTATTATTTAGGCGTTGCAATGCGTCAGTGTAATTCTCTGCAGTTGTTGGCAATCGCTCAATAATTACTTTGCTTGGTGTTCCGATAAATGTTTTTTGAATGTAATCCAGGTTTGCCCGAGACCATTCATTTGTTTTTACTTCATCAAAGCTTTTGTAAATCACTGTATCAGCTGTCTGCACTTCATCTTTTAAGATCAAAGCAACTATTCCTAGCTGGCTACGCGTGATAACCGTATCGGCTTTACCAATAAACTCAATATTAATTTGCGGTAGGCCCATTGTTTAATCCCCTTCCTCAACCAATTCGCCCATAAGCTCAATTGGATATTTTTCATAAAAATCTTTGCCATTTTTTATTTCATCTTCGAAACCAACGTCTTCATTTTCATATTCACGACCATCAAAGAATTGAAGATCAAATTCAAACTGCAGCACGCCATCTATTTCATCAAAATTCGGTTCGTTTATATCTAAATGGCGATCCTCAATTGTGAATTTAAGATCAAATAGATTACCTAGTGTTTCCTGAACATCTAATAACTCAATCGAGTAATCATTTTCATCTTTAGGAAAATAAAAAATGCGAACCGTACAAGCCCTTTCAACTTGTGTCAAATGGCCTTCACGCTTCACATTATCTAATTCCACTTTGAATGATGGCCGTGTAAAACCTTCATTTGCTGCTTTACTTGAAACATCCATATCAAAATTTGATTGTAACTTTTTATTGATTGTTGTTTTTATCTGTTTAAATGTAATCATAGTTTCTTTTTCCTCAACAATTCATCTAGCCATTTCACGGTTTCAACTTCAATATCGCCTGAGGTTTCAAATTCTCTCATACCTTTGTCCAATGGTTTTTTACCTGGAACAAATTCACCCGTCCTATTGCCATCATGGTCTACCATCCAATGACCATCCTCCACCAAATGGGCGTGTGGTGATGAATTATAAACACGTACAACTAAATTGCCATTATAGCCGACAAAGACTTTTCCTCGTTTCCACTTCTTGTGGTACCTACCTGTTTTCTTTTTAACTAGGCTACGAGATTTCTTAGCTACGGTAGTCCTGGCTTTCGAGCCTATTTTACGCATTAGTTTTGGTGCCTCATTAGGTAAATCCTTTGTTGCAACATCAAATAAATCCTTTTGAAAGTCGGTTAAACCGTTCATTTGAATGCTCACTTCAACACCTCCTGAACAAAGATTTCAAGCGTTTCATTCTTAAAATAAGGATTGAGAACATATTTGATTTCAAACTCATGATCCTTATATTTGATACGCATATCCTTTGTAATGTCTTTGCCAGCGTTATATCGAACAATAATTTTATGTGTAACATTCGTTAGGATCGTATCAGCTACTTGCTTTTGTAGCGAGCCAGTTTGCGGAATGATTGCAGCCCATATTTTTTTTACAGGTAGAAACTTATAAATGGTTTCTTCCAGTTCATTTTTCGCCTTTTGATTAGTGAGGATTTCTATTCTGTGTCTTAAGTCTCCAGGATTCATCATCTCACCTCAAAGTAAATTAATAGAGTGCATATCTAAAATGGATTGAACAACCTTATTTACGTTGTTATCCTTCACTGTAAAGATACGATTTTCATACATTTCATTTGCAAGTACAAAAACAGCAATTGAAATATCCTCTTTGGTGTCTAACTGTTCATCTGATAACCCTGTATAGCCTTTTATATAGGCATTTACAGCCGATAGAATAAGCGTAAAAGTTGAAAGGATTTCCGTATCTGTTTCATCTTCTCGCGCATATTTAGCCAGCTCACCTGGCGTAATTTCACTAACCTGCATCGGTTTTCACCTGCTTTTTCGTAACAACTTCCTCGACATGGCCAGCCTGTAACAAGTCCTCTGCAACTTCTTTCGATAACACTTTCACTTCATCTTTAGACATTGTGACCCTACCCGAAAAGCTTACAAGTGCTTTTACTTTCATCCTGTCACCCCCAATAAAAAAACGTAGAGTATAGCCCCTACGCTGATTTCATAACTAATTTAGAGATTTTTTGAGCATTTTCAACCTTAGCATCAATTTCAATCCAGCCAACAACTCCAATAGCATGTTGAGTTGAATATTTTTCACGGAGGATTTCAATAGAAACATTTTCAGCAAGTTTAACCGCTAGACCTGACATATCACCATAGAAAATAGCCGTTTTACCTGCCTCCATTCCTGGCATATTATCAGATGTATACACATCTTTACCTAATAAAGTATAGCCCCAACGTGCGGTAGCATCTTTGTTTAACAGGTAGTTACCTTGTCCATCTTTCAATTTACGAATAGCTTTACGCGTTGTTTTGTTCATAATCCAAATTGCATTGCCCTGGAAAGCGTCAGGTACTTCTTCTTGCACATCAATTAATTCATCAGCTGTTAAAACTGTTGCAGCTGCTGCTGTCACACTTTGCGTAACTGTTGAAAGCCCTGTTACCTTGTTAGGTGTACCATTTAACAATTGGTTTTCAATCCATTTAGCAATTGATTCAGCCATTTTTCCAACTACAAATGATACAAGATCAAACTGTGAATTATTAACGAGTGATTTAGATATTTTACTTAATGCGCCTGCTAAGAAACCTTTTAACTCAATTGAACCAAACTTACCGCTAGTAGATTCCAATTCCGCAAATTCATCAGCATATCCCATTTCAATTGTTCCTGCAGATTCATCATAGTATGGAATACTTAATGTGCCGCCTACATTATAGCGAGTTGCCAATTGATAAACTGGTGAAATATCGTATACCTTTTGAATGATCTTGTTGGCAATGCTAGAAGGAATTACGGCCCCATTTGCACCTACTGTTAAATTAACATCTGCTCGTTCCTCCACTAAACCACGAATGTAGTTATCGAAAGCGCGCGTTTCAGCTTCTTCTGGTGTTCGTTGTTCAGCTTGTTTAGCAGGTTCTTTTTTATCTAAAGAACGTGCTTCATCCAATGCTGTGATCGTTTTATCAAGTCCAGCGATTTCTTTTTTGATTTCATCAAAACGATTTGATTCCTGGTCAGTTAGTGCGCGAGTTTCTTCTTTCGCACCCTTTAGTAAATTGTCCATTTCATCTAATAAATTGTTGCGCTGCTCCACTAGTGATGGCATAGATCGCTTTTCAATAAATTTCTTAATATCTTTTTTCATGTTAGTTTCCACCTTTCAATTTTAAAAGCTCAATTTGTTTTTCAAACAATGAGTAATCAATTTCTTTATTAGATCGCGTTTCTTCTGATCGATTTTCAATCTCGGCTTTAAAATCAGCACCGCGAGTTTCAGAAATCGCTTGTTCTTCTCCGCGAGCTTCGATTGAAGTAGCTACATAAGCTGGCGTTATATCTAAAATAGATACCTCCAAAAGCTCGATGTCTTCAAGCGTTCGTTTCTGAATGCCGTCTTCTCCGTCTTCCCACAATGGCTTATTATCAACAAAGCCAAATGACCAACCTTTAAGCTCGCCATCTTTTGCTTTTTGAATGATTTTTTCATCAGATACATGAGCAATAGCACGTAAACCGATGTTATCTTCATACAATTGCAAATTGCCCTCTTGTAATGATCCAAGCTTACGGTTTTTGTCGTGATTGAATAATAGATCAACATTTTCAGCCTTATCTAAAGCTCTTTCGAAGGTTTTAGCACGGATTTTTTCTTTAAAACGTCCTCTTGGTGAAGGTAAAACGCGACTTTCGCGCTCAACAGCATTTACATAGCCATCTAGTAATACTTGATTTCCTCTAATTTCAATCCTCAACTTCTTCACCTCCCTTCTCGGATACCTGGCCACCTTCTGAAATATCAGCGGTTTTATTGGTATTTGGCGTATAAATTGTCTTTGTTTTTGGATCATATAAGACATCTTGCAAGCCCAGCTTAATGAAATCTAAACCAAGTGGTGGTTGATCTTCTAAATAACGAACCTCGTCAATCTGCATCCAGCCAGTTTTAATAGCAATTTCATAAGCTTTATAGCGTTTTTCAATGTCACCTTTGATTAGCTCTTTCATATCAAAAGCAAAATAAAAAGACTGCTCTTTTTCCGATGGAAGAAGCAAGTCCTTGTTCAATGCCGTTTCAATTGCTCGAATAATCGGCAGTATGCAATTTTTAATAAAGTTTGTATGCACTTCTTCATTGGCTGAGCCATCCAAAATGCTATCAGGTACTTTAAAGAGTTTGTTTATTTCGCTTGAATTGGTCTTTTTGTTTTCATTCAGTTGCATTTCAACCGATGTACTCGACGCCTCTTTGAAATCTAAGCCATTATTTAATACAACAATATTTTCTGTATTGTTCTTGTATAAATTGTTCCAGGCTGTTTTTAATTCCGTAATTGCATCCTTTGACAATCGGCCCAATGACTTTAAGAAACCTTTTTTATTACCGCCAGTCTTCACAAGTGATTCCTCAAAAATAAGCGTATTGTACGCAACCGATAAAATCTTATTGTGATCCTTAATAATGCCATTGCCTGTTACACCGTCTTTTGAATTTCGAGCAATCTTTATAAATTCAAACTCCCGATAGTTCACTCCATTGACGGAAATATCATAGCTTTTAAATATTGGATCAATACCAACTAGCACAGATACATTTCGATTTTCTACATAGTGAACACTTTCGACATTGTTTCTTTTTCGATTGATATATGCATATCCTGCACCTTCCAACAAGTAATCAGTTACTAGGGCCTTTTTAAATTGGAAGCCATCTAGTGTGTCGTATGTCTCGTCATTCAGCAAAATAATTCGTCTATCTTCATCCACTTCTTCGACTTTACCGCTGGTTTCTTTGTGTAATTTGATAGGTAAAGTTGCAATAATATCCGAAATTAAATCTACACAGGTGCCAACGCTAGGTATACTTAGCGCTTCTTCCTTTGTTAAAACTGCACTTGTTAAACCTGCTTGCAGCAATAATTCATCCATTCCACTTTCTCGAAACTCCTGAATACGTTTATAATCACGCCATTCGCGCCACTCTTTTATTAATCCCACAATCTCACCTCCTTAAATGACTTGTGCGCCCCAATCAGCATCAGGATTAAAGATGACATCATGCTGCAGTAAATAGATTGCATTGATTAAACTTACAACCATATCGACCTTGCCTGTTGATTTTTTCTTATTCACATAAATATTTTTATTAGTGTCCTCAGTGACTTTGGCATTTTGGAAGTTTTCCTCCAACAAATCATTTTCAGTGTAGTGAAATTCTTTGTTCATAATCTTCTCGCGTAATAGCTTAGTAGCTGGATGTAATACGCTTGAATGCTGTTTTACTTCCACCGTGACTAAACCCTCTTTTTCTAGTTTCTGAGCAGTAGAAAGGCAGTTATAACGGTCATACGCTACGCCCATTACAAACACGTTGAATTTTTCTTCAACCTCCAAAATCATTTGTTCGATAAAGCCATAATCAACAGTCATATCACCACAAGAAAAACATTTCCCTGACTTAATGTGATCGTAGTAATTAATCTTTTCCACTCGGTTTTTATCAGGAATACGCTCAGTCGGTACAAACGCGTAGGAATCAGCATATATTTGCATGTCTTCCTCTGTCACCATCGAAAATGAACAGTTATCATTCGTCATGGCCAAGTCTAAACCTAACCAAACTTGACGACCCGACCAATCGAAATTATCCATTTTACATTTCCGCAAGTCTTCCACATTTACATACGCTTCACCACTATTAGAAGGTAAAAAGTGATTCATATGTTTACAAAGATATTCTTCACGTTCTGAGGGCTTTTCTATGGCTGATTTACGGCTGTCTCTTATCTCGTTATAGTTTTCCTCAACTCTCAATGGATTCGCTTGTAATAGCCCTGTATCGTCCCATAAATGCTCGTCCTCAGCATAATAAAGCAGTGCAAACATGCGATCATCTTCAATAAATCCATTAAAGACTTTCTTTGCATACGCCAATTCTTCCAGCATGATCGATTTATCCTCAGCGTAGGCCGTTGTTAATTTAAAACGTAATGGATTTTTAACGTTTAATTGCCCCGATTTCATGGCATTTATATTCTTGTAATCTTTAAACGCGCCAACTTCATCAGCTATAAAAGCAGATGGACGGATTGAGTTATTTCTATTCGCCTCTGCAGTACGTGCCTGGTAAAAACTATTTGTTAAAGTACATACAATTTTTCCACTTAACGTTTTTGGAATCACAAAGTATTTAGCAACGCCTGGGCTGGCCATGATAATTTGTGTCATAGCCTTTTTAACTTCACCTGCAAGCTCACGGTCCAAACAGATAGAATAAAACTCCGAATAATCATCCTCTGTAAGCATTAAGATGATTATGATTAAGGCACAAATGAACGTCTTCGCATTCTTACGAGGAATAAACAACGTAATATCACGGTACCTAAACTTTTCTTTATCGTTTTTAAAGCGCCATCCGAAAATGTTGACAAGAAAAAAAGCCTGGAATCCTTCCAAGCCTTCTAATATTGTTTTTCCTGCAACGCCTAAACCTGTAGCAAAGTTAAGTAATTCTAATAGACCCTCTATCTTTTCTATTTCTTCCATATCGAAATAGTAATCAAAATCGTCCTCATACTGCTTTTCTAAATCCTTTAGGAACCAATTACACTGAATAATGACCTCTTTTGTTGTAATTTCTTTGCCTTTTACAACTCTTTCAGCGTATTTTACAGCCTTTTCGTATATCATTTCTTACCACCACGCAATACTTTTAACAGTTGATCATCTTCTTCAACTCGAACTTGGAAATTAATATTACCTAGCTTTGCTCGACTTTGTGGCGACAGACTTAATTCATTACAGCAACGGAAAAACTCTTTTGAATACTTATCTTTAGCACTCAGTAAGTTACGATCTAAAAGCCTTTCAATATCTCTGTTAATAATTCGTTCAATTTGTTGCACTCGGTCAATGGCTACCGCACAGGTACTTAGAATATAAATATCGAGGTTCCCAAGAATCCCACTTGCTTGTAACTCCTTCACAATGAAATTGAAAATTTTCTTTTGCCTTGCATTCAGGTGTGTAGGAGGCAAGATTTCATCGGCAGCACCTTTTAATTTGTCCTCTGTTTGAGTACGAATAGCGATTTCTTCTTTCGTTAAATTCTTGCTCATTGTTTTCACACTTTTAGATGGTCTAGCCAATTTCCTCACCTCCTTAAAAATTTTCATTTAGGGAATTTTTTTAGAACAAATGGGGGCAGTCGGTGTACAGGAATTTCACGTTTTTTCACCAAATACCTGGGGGGTACTCTCCAAAATAATATTTTTTAATTCTTTTGCAGGTATTGTTCCCTTCTCTGCAAGCTCATGATGGTAACGACACAATGAAATAAGGTTGTCATCCTCTAGCCTCTTGTCCCATGCATTAGCTATAGGCTCTATGTGATGCACCTCTAAGTCTGTGAAGTTATATTGCATCTGAGTATTGTATAAGTTGTGTAAGCACACCTGGCATAGATGTTTGTCACGATCAGCTATGTGCGCTCGCTTATTCTTCCATGCCCTTGACCATCTGAATCTATCAATGTATGTGGTCTGCTTTGTAGCTGCCGGCTTAGATGCACACCATTGACCACGTTTATGAATACCACCACAATAAGCACAACTCTTTAACAATGTACTCACCACCTTTTAGCTATAATAAAAAGCCACACCTTGTTAGATGTGACTTTCCGTTTAAATATTAATTAATCATTCCAATACTCTCAACATCTTGCAAGTATTCATTCACTCTTGAATCTTCCCTCATATATTTAAATATTGGCCATTCTCCCAATGCTTCTGTATCTAGTGAATCAGGGTTGTGACCTAAAATTTCAAAAAATTTGTCCGAGTTTTCTAATAAAGATAATTTTGCAAGCTCATAATGAGTTTGCAATCCGCTTACATCGCATTTTTTTACAGATTCTTCAATCTCCTTAAAATTCCCGAGTTCCTTCTCACATAGCCATATGTTCATCTGTGTAATAATTTTATTGGCGTGGTTGTCAGCTTCTGCATGTAAAAACTCATAAATAAATTTAGCAAACTCCCAATCATGTTCTTTCATTGAATCAAAAGCTTTTCCCATTATATAATCATATGCATCGTCATGGCCATTTTTATCGAACACTTTCCATGCTTCCAATAATAGTATCACTCCGAAAATTTTAACATTGTTAACAGCCTTAATTAAATAATCCTCAGAAATAGAAAGTCGCTGTCCTTTAGCTACATCTTGCGAGTATTCTTTTGAAACTTTATTTAGATATACGTTGTTTATTATTCCATCGTTATGCACAAATAAGTTTCTTCTACTATAAGCTTCATTAATCACTTCTGTAAAAAAATCTATTTTTTTTGTATTAACTCCTGCTTTATTTAAGTAAAAAACCCAACTTTTGAAACCTCCATACATTATATCGATAACTTCATTTTCAATTAAATGATCCAACGCCTCATCTATACTCTCAAAATCCATAAGATCTTTATATTTGATAGTTTTTTCTTTAGGATTAAAGGCGTTTGGAAATTTAGATAATCTCAACTTTATAATATTTGATATTAAATTTTCAAAGTATATCATTAAGCTAGTTAATGAGTTCCTAAATAGTAATTCTTGTTGTCTTGTAACTAAATCAGCCATCTTCATTACTTCCCCTACTTCTCTTTCCATTTGAGAATTAGAGATCTTAAAGTGGACTTCTGGAGTGTCTTTATATTCAACTTCTTTTGTAAAAATATTTACTCCTTTATCAGCAAATTTTTCATTTGCCTTATTAATTATCTGAATATCATATTCTCCTTCACTTATATCTTTTGTTAATTGTACAACATCGCTTATAAGCTCCGTTGCAGCATTGGTAAACTCATTATTCTTAAGGGATCTGCTCCTATAGTTAATATTCATTAATTCGTCTTGAACCTTAATAAAAAGTTCTAAGGCTTTTAAATTTTGTATAAAATTATGAAATTCAGTTTGTAATTTTGCCAATTCAATTTCCCCTTTGCTATATAAAATACAGGTAAATAAATTAATCTGTAGAGAATACATCAAAACTAAAGTACTATAATAGTACAAGTATCACCAATTATATTAACCTATATTTTATACAATCTCAAACACATATTTACAGCAAAATACAAAAAGTTGTAATGTTACTATCTTTAACAAATATTTTAAATTCTCATGAGTATTTTTACTTGGCATATGTCTCTAAATTGCCTTAATCAAAGTCCATACACCCTAAAAACAGAGTTCTATATCGCATTCTACATTGGAATATTTTGCGATTTTCCTATTCTGCATTAATAACACACCCTCCTACCAATAGATTATAGGTGGTGATAATCACTTATTGTTTGATATATTGTGTGATAGTACTCATAAGAATAAAAGACCGCACTATTTTGTACGGCCTTTAATGCTTGTTTCCGACATACACGTACAAGCAACGTGTTTATTTTGTAATGCTTATTTTTGTTAACGCATTTCCGTGCGCTTTTTGATACTACTATCATATAACGGATATTCAATGGTTTCTATTCAGATAACTTGGTGTCAGTAAAGTGAAAGTTTTATTTCATGTGCAAATCGAATCATTTTAGCTATTTCAGCATGTTTCTTATATATGTAGCTGGCACTATAGTTTAATTCCTCTGCGATGTCTTCCAGTGTTAGGCCATCCACATACTTTAATCGTAGGATTTTATGATCTAATCCTTTGAATTTACTAATCAGCTTTATGAAGTTTTCTCGTTCTTTCTCTTTTATTTGCAATTCATTTTTAATACGTTCAATTCGTTCTTCTAGCTTGGCACCATCTGATTCAGCAGTTAATTTAACTCCTATCAGATCTCCTTCTACCCAGCGCTTTAATTCCCTCTGTGATTGTTCGAGATTAAATTCAAGATAGGCAATATCGTCTTCTATTCGTTGGTAATCTCGCAACCATTCGTACATGTGCAGCACCTACCTTGTTTGTTTATTTCTTTTAAAGAAACTTCTTTCCAATTGCCTCAATTACGTTTACCGTTACGCTATTCCCAGCTTGCTTGTACAACTGACTATCCGAGTTTACAGCCGTAGCTCTATCGAATGCCCAATCAGGGAAACCTTGCAATCTCCAACATTCGCGCGGTGTCAATTTGCGAATTCGATCTTGCTTTAAAAGAAGGTTGTCCTTTTGTACAGTTGTAAGTGTATTAGATATATTTTTGTTGTTTATCTCTGCTCTTTGAGATGTCGAACCATCTTCGTCATATCTACCTCTTAAAGCAAGTATTTTAGGTTCCCTATTTCCACCTTGCATAGTAGTGAGTGTAGGACATAACCCTGATTCTTTATAAACTCGTCTAATAGATTCATTTCCCTTTATGTCTAGCAATCCAACGAGTTCAAGATTGTTTGGCATGCTTCTTTCGATAGGAAATACTTTTCGGGTACTTCTTCCTCTAAGATGTCCGACAATGAACACCCTTTCTCGATTCTGTGGGACTCCGAAATCTCTAGAGTTGAGTAACTGCCATTCCAGATTATACCCGATTGCATCCAGTTCAATTTGGGCTTTAAGGAAATCCCATCCTCTATTAACTGAGAAAAAATTTTTAACGTTTTCAACGAGTAAGTAGGAAGGCATTTTTTCGGAATCCCACTCTTTGATTTGGCGTAATCGCTTAGTGACTGCAAAAAACAAAGAGGATTTTTTTCCATCAAAGCCTTTTTGTTCTCCTGCCGCTGACAAGTCTTGGCAAGGAAATCCGAATGTCCAACAGTCGGCTCTTGGTATGTCTCTATAGTCAATTGTTGTGATGTCATGCCATGTCCACTCTCCTTCTGTATTGTGTATAGCCTCGTAACTTTTTCTTGCAAATTTATCCCACTCAACATAGCCGACACATTCATGTCCTGCTTGTTCAAGTCCTAGTCTAAATCCTCCTATACCAGCAAATAGGTCTAAAAACCTCATATTCTCACCCTCTTGTGACTTCACGTTTTTTCTATCTCGCAATATTGTTTTTCCGTTTCCATTTGCTCAATGTTGAAGCACTAACATTAAAAATGGCGGCTATTTCTTTATCTTTTTTCTTTTGCTTTTTATATTCATGGTATTGGGATTTCGTAATCACAAGAGTTACATCAGGTTTACGGTTTTTAGGTTTGGCATCAGCACCGGAAACTGTTAAGCGTTTATTTGATAAGTGAAGTAACATCTTCCCATACTCTGCTATTTCCTTACAGTTCGCACAGTTAGAAGTTTCTTCGGCTGAAAAACAATTACATTTTGACTGCAGAGCATCAATTTTCTTTAATATCTCATTACGCTTTTGTTGTATTTCGGACTTCTTCATATAACCCAAACCTCCTTTGTAATCCATCCCTCATGTTTGTACTTTTGCACCCATTTATATTTATACGGCATGATAACACTTGCCTCACATCCATCAACCGTCATTGTCATTTCAATGTATCGCTTGTAAGGATTAGACTCGGCTTTCCATAGTTGTCCTTGCGCTTGCTTCTTTTGTCCAGGCTGGATAATAGGAATACCATTCCGTATATTCATTTCTTAAAGCCACCTGCAACCTGGCTAGGCTTCAACATAATTACACGTTTTGGAAATCCGTATTTCTTCTTTACTTCATCCCTAGTCATGTCATGTTCAAGCCTGCAATGGACTTTTGTAATAACTTGGCCAATATGATTGCAGCCCTCTACTGGACATTTTAGAAGCTCGTTCCCTTTCGAACTCCATGAGGAATTTACCATTTTCTCCACCTTCTTCGCTGTTTTTGGGTATAAAAAAGAGAGCCTCAGAAAATAGGCCCTCTATTCACTTTTTATTCAGTCTCAGTAGACTGCTGATCGACTTCATCCATGCTCATTTGGCCATCAGGTGCATCGCTACCCTCGGGCTTCTTACCTTCCATTACTTCTTTAGGCGTACCATATTGGTATGTTAAATCAACCAGGAAGTATTGACCGTACTTGTTATATTTCTCGCTAATTTTATTCATGATTAGCGCTTCATTTTCTTTAGCTTCTGTCACAATTTCCTCTGCTTCTTCGCGAGTATCTGCATACCATTGTTCTTTTTGATTTAGTTGTTTTTTCATCGTTATTTCCCCTTTTCGATTTTACGTTTTTTTCGTGCTTCTTTTAGATCTTCATGTGTGATCCAACCACCATCAATATTGGAATAAGTTAAGAGAATCAATTCGAATGGATAGCGATATTCAAAAAGTTTTTTCTTAATGTTAAAATCTTTGGTTGGCTGCCCTTTAATATCGATTACTTCTATTCGTCCATCAGGGTAATGTACTTCGAAATCAGCCCTATAAATAATTGGCCTAACTTTTACACCTTTTTTTGTGTAGCCATCAAATATGGTGTAATTCTTTTGCATTATGAAATCGTATATTACCCCTTTTTTCTGCAAATCTATTAGATGATCGTAATAATCTCGTTCCATTTTGCTATCAAACTTAATTCCATCATGCTCAACCTTTTTGTTATTGTACTTATTGCGTTTTTCTTTAACAGGTTCAACATGAATGATGTGTTTGATTGTCCCGATGGTATGTCTAGCTTTGATTCGTGCTTTTTCTTGATCCTCAGCATCTACAAACATTTCTTTATTTCCAGGTACTTTTTTATCGATGTACCTCACTAAAAACTTTTTCATTTACAGCACCTCGTCAGAATGGAAGATCGTCTTCATCTACTTCAATCGGGCCTTTGCTATTTGCAAAAGGATCTTCGTCTACCCTTGTATAATTTGGCTGTGTGTTTTGAGGCCCTCTGTGCCCTCCTGAGCCGTTTTGAGAACCTGCCCCTCTATTTGTATCAGAACGTGCGTTCGAATCGTTCTGAGCGCCTTCTGAGCCGTTTTTATGCTCTAAGAATTGAATGCTATCGGCTACAACGTCTGTAGTGTATACACGCTTGCCATCCTGACCTTCATAACTTCCTGTTTGAATACGGCCCTCAACGCCTATTAAATTACCTTTTCGCTGAAAGTTTGCTAGATTCTCGGCCTGTTTTCTCCAAGCAACACACTGAATGAAATCGGCTTGCTGTTCACCTTCACTTTTGAAAGCACGATTTACAGCTAATGTGAAGCGACATGATGCAATACCGTTTGGTGTATATCGTAATTCAGGATCTTTAGTTAGGCGGCCAACTAATACGACTCGGTTAATCATGCTGTTCCCTCCAATAGTTCAGGATTTTCGTAAATGTTGCCTATGATTTCTAATTCTTCATCATTTACTAAACCTTCGTATAAATCGTGACCACAATTATTCTCTTCGACCATCCACATACCACAACTGAAAACGACTTTACCGACAATGATTTTATCCTCTGCATGTCCACCTGTTCTTAATGAGTTAAAATCGTTGTATTCAACAATATCCCCCTCATAAATCTCCTTGCCGTTCTTGTCCTTTAAGCCTGTTAATTGCATAAAAGTAATATCCTCTTGCGGTTCCGTTAAAATCGTATACATTGCATAAGATTCTTGATCCATATCCACCAAATCTTCATGCGAAAGCATTTTATTTTCCATCCAAGCACGAAACTTAATCTCTCTCATGATGTTCCCCCAATCCGTTCAAAGCGATATTATGAATTTTTTCGTATGCTGGGTTCATATCGATTAAACCTTTTGTAATCTCTACGATTTCTTTAAGCGCTGCTTGTTGTTTAATCAGCGTTTCATTTGTATTTTCAGACATGCGCCTCTATCCTTTCGTGAAAATCATTGCTGTGGCTGGAAAGACTAACGTTTCATCCTTCACCTGGCGTAATGATTTATTTTTTTGTTGCTCAGGAAACCAAAAGCTCATATCTATCTTGTTTGATATGTCGAATATCTTTGTTGGGATTCTCCCAAGCTCTGCATAGACATGTCCTTTTGCTGATTCTTCGCTTTGAGCAAAAATGATAATGTGTTCTCTATTACCAAGTGGGACCGAATAAGTCTTGATTGTTTGCAAATTCAATTCATTGCGTTCTCTCATTCGCTTCACTTCTTCATGGTTTACTAGATTCCAATTGATGTTGTTGGCCCGATCAGTTCCCTTTACGACATTGTTTTTTATGAGCCAGTAGATTGAGTAGGCTAGTAGTTCATCATCACACTTGATTGCTTCAAGTAGTAGCTCATTGAACGTCACTCACTACACCTGTCCATCTGTTGAATTTAGAATTTACTGTACCGACTTCCCCTTCACGATTTTTAGCTATGATGATCTCTAGCGAATCGTCTTCATCATTTTTTGAGTAATAAGCATCACGGTACAAGAAGACTACAACGTCAGCGTCTTCCTCAATACTTCCTGATTCACGTAAATCTGAAAGCATCGGCCGTTTATCAGGGCGCTTTTCTACACCACGCGATAATTGGGCCAGTGAGATAACAGGGCAATTAAATTCTTTTCCAATTGCCTTTAATGCCTTAGATATTTCTGAGATCGATAAATGCATGCTTTTTGATTCATCCGATGGCTTAATAAGCGTTAAATAATCGATGAAAATAATTAGCTGTTTATCAGGATTCTGATTCCGTATTTTCCTGATCTTCATTCGCATTTCTGAAATGGTTTGTCCACTCTTGTCAAAAATTTCAACATTCGTTTTAGAAACCTGAGCAATTACTTTCATCCAGGACTCTTTTTGGCCCTCTGTTAAACGCTCATATAAGTTTTTCATTTTGTTACGGTTGTAATTGCCTGTAGAAGCTATCATGCGATCTCTTAATTTTGCTGCAGACATTTCTAAACTAAAGACAATTGGTAAACAGCCTTGCCAGCCTGCTTGCTTCACACAATGCAACATGAAATCTGTTTTCCCCATCGATGGCCTTGCAGCTACAATAATTAAATCTGTATTCTGCCAGCCGTTTGTCGCGGTCTGTAATGCTTCTAAGCCTGTAGGGATTCCCTTTGTACCTTGCATTGGCTTCCAGGGATCTTCTGCAACCTGCATAACTAGTTCGTTAATGCTGTTGTGATCGTCCGTGTTGTTTGATACCAGGCTGTTTAATTCATTCGTAATTTTTTCAAGTGGCCAGTTTTCATGTTTGGCTACTTCTAAGATGTTGTACTTTTCACGCTCACGCCATTTATCTAGTAAGATGCCAACATAACTATCAAACTTTTCTTCATTTGCGAGATTTTGAATTTTATTAAGCTTTCCAGCTCCACCGAAATCTTCGGGCCTACCTTGTGTCAACATGGTTATTAAGTCAACAACCTGACCTTTAGCGTTCAACTCTTTCATGGCCTGCAATACATTGCGATTCTCTGCATACTGGAAATAGCTTGGCTTTAAATCTGTATCAGTTAGCAAGTGAGGAAACTTTAACAATGTTCCTAATACGGCTTCTTCTGTAAGCATTAACCTTCACCTCTCGATAAATCTGCATTAATTGGCTTGTACATTGTTGTTTGTATAGGGCCTTGATTTTGTAATGGTGATGTAGGAGCAAACTTGCTTTGCTCATTTAGGTATCCTTCAAATTTAGTTCCGAATAATGTCTCAGGACGTAAATACACGGACATTTTAGGATCTGCTAACCATTGAGCTGTTTTAATATCGATTACCTGTTTGAAATCATCTAAAGTGAACTTCTCTTTAAATCTAGCTTTGATTAATGTTTGTGTTTTCTGAGATGTATGTTTAAATTTCTTATTAGCTTTTTTGTTTAGATAATCGATTATTTCTTTGTAAGGGATAGAGTCGGGTTTGTTGCCCGACAATATATATTCTTTATCTATATCTTTATCTATATCTGTACCGTCACGTGACGTCACGGCAACGTCACTATTTTCGGATGGCATTTCTAAGGATAATTGCTTCTTTCTTTCCCTATATTCCTTGTTACGCTTTGCATTTAATTCTCTTACACGCTCCATACCATCAATGTTTTGGTGCTTCTCCCAATTAGCGATTAATACAACCTCTTGCTCATTGATTTCAAGCATCTTGTAACGCTGCAGTATTTGAATTGCATACCTAACCTTTTCTAAAGGTCTGTTAAAGATGATCGCCATTTCCTCAATGTTCATCGGGATATTTTCACTTAGCATAATAAAGCCGTTATAGTTTGCCTTACCTGCATAAGTGAGTAGCTTTATCCAAATTATGAGGATCGTATCACCTTCGGGCATTCGTTCAATAAGCTTGATTTTCTCGTTATCGAACATGTCAGTTTTTATTTTTATCCAAGTAATGTCTGCCATCTTGGTATCACCTACTTCAAAAGAAACTCTATTTCAAATGTGTTGTTTAATTGCTTTGTAGCTCTACAGTATTCACATACTTCACATCGTTTCGGCTCCTGCTTGCCTAATTTAGCGGCTATAATGCCTGGCAAATATTCCTTAACATATTCCAATTCAAATTCAAATCGGCTTTGGTCAAAGTGCAAAATTGCTTTATCAGGCGGTGTTTCCTTTGTGACTGCCACAATGTAAGGTGTGTAATAAGCGCCAGTATTTTGGTAGATTATTTCACGATAAATCGCCATCTGTAGCACGTAATCAAAGGCTTCAACGAACGAAACGTACTTACTATACTTGTCGCTCCAATAACGCTTGCTAAGGCTCTGAGTTGTCTTTAAATCAGTGAATGTTTTACGGCCATGATTAATTGCATCGACTTTGACTTTCCAAAGGACACCGAACAGCTCACCTGTGAAAATAACCTCTTTGTCACCTTCTAGGGCAAACATTGCGAATCGGTCATTTTTTATAGCTTGTATCATGGAATCAGCTTGCTTAAAATCAGCGTATTTCCCACCTCGCGTATTGAAAATAATGCCTCTGTTTGCCTCGACATATTCGTCAAAAACAAGGTCGCTTTCAAATGCTGAATGCGTATAAGAACCTACTGTCAAAGCAAGGGATGAAGTACGTTCATACTTGCCCTCTAGCTCCGCAATTACACTAGCCTCACACTCTATTGCACTCTTAAATTGTGAAACTGACATATAGTACTGATTGGCTTCGCTAGAATGGTAATTATTCTTGTTCAGCTGGAACGGTGTTTTCATCTGACTTCACCTCGCCCTGCTCTTTGTTGAAGTCTGCAGCTAGTCCGCTTGATTGTTGCTTGCCAATCTCCTTGTCAAACCAATCTTCAACTTTAGACATTTTATCTTTTAACGAATTACGAATACTTGTTAGTTGTGCAAGGTCAAATTCACTAAATGAACTAGCGTTATATCCAAAGCGGTCTTCGATCATTTCTTGTGTTACACCGTAATTTTCTTTGAAGTGACTTAATGCACCACTTATTCGATCTTTCAACGGTTTATCAGATTGGCCAGCTAATGTTAAACGGCATTGTTCTACTGCCATTTCAACAACATCACCAGGGATTACACCTAAAATACATGCTCTTAATCTTCTAGCGCCATCACTAGCCACACGCTCATAAATATCCCTCGGTTCAGTTAATTTAGTTAAACTACCTCGCGCACTTCGTACATGCTTTACTGTGAAGACTTTTTCCTGACGTACATTTGTTTCAAGGTCCCAACAATAAGCTTTTGCAACTGATTCACCGTCTCGCTGTTCAAGCTCCTGGATACCATAAGATAGGTTCCCCCAATTTTGAGCCAATACCTCAGCTAATCGAATGGAAGGCCCCTCAACTTTGGATGATCCACGCTTATACGCATAAGTAGCTGTAGTTGCTAAAGACGGACGTTTACAAGCGTCTTGAATACGTTTTTCAGATTCAAAATAGTTGCGTGGGAACTGCTTTGCTAAGAAGATTGCTCCCTTTACTTCTTCCATTTCGCGAGAAGCACTTGATTGAGCTAATACGCTTTGCTGATCCATAGTCGGTTGTGACTGGACATTATTGAATTGAGTTGTTAAGTCATTCATTGCTGCTCACCTCGCATTCGATTGTGTTGTGTAGATTTTGTAGAAGTTGAGGGATATTTAAGCGTTTCAACATATCTGCATTTAATTGTTGTTGTAAATTAGCTTCAAGGTTACTAATTAGCGTTTTTTCTGCTTTTGTTTTAGCTTCACGGATCATATCAGCTACTTTTTCATTAAGCTCTTTTGCGATATAACCTTGTGTTAAATATTCAACGATTGAATACTTAGCATCATCTCGATAACTCGGTTTCTCTCCATGCTTTGTAAGTGTTTTTTCTGCAACAGCTTTTTCAAACTGTTTACCCATATACTCTGATAAAGACATGTATTCTACATTTGAACCCCATGAACTCGTTTTATAAGGAATTTTGATATTCGCAATATTGTCTGTCATGATTTTTGATATGAAATCATCTGCCATAGAATTTACTTTTTCAGTGATTACAGAAGAAAGTTGTTGTTCCATTTTTTCTTCTAACTTGTTTGTTAAACGGTTTTGTATACCTGAAATGATCTTTCGTTGAATTTCTTCATCCAACGTCATTTCTTCATCTAACCAATCTAATTCAACTTCGATATTAAACTTTGCCATTACAATTCCTCCTGTGGTACACTACCAGTGTCATATATTTTTTACGCTCGCCATTGGTTGCGCCCTTTGACGAGTTTTTTTGTGCCCTAATTTGGGCATTTTGCGCGTCCTCGATGTCTTGCCAGTAATCTGATTCACGATCATATTCTTCGGCATGTGAATAACCTATACGCATGGAATCACCTACTTTTATTTTTTTCTATAGACAACCATGATGTACTCACCGTCATTGTTCATAGCTATTTTCACATCGATAACCTCTACAGAATCGTGATACTCTGCTAACCATTCGTTAATTCCATTTTCATCATTGCAATAAACTTGTATCATGACTTTTTCACCTCTCTATGAATTTCAGCTAATGCATGAAAAGTATTTTGCTTGGCTGCAGTCATCATTTCAAAAACCTGGTGTGGTGTATATCCTTCGTCTTCGACTAATCTTGCCATTCCAGCTACAATTGTTTGCAGTCCTAAGCTAGTACTCAATTTTTGTTTAAATTCTTGTGAATCCATAAACTATCCCCCTTCATGATTGAGCTGCACGTTTTAGCGCAAGTGTTTTTAGCAAAGATGTGTATAAGGCATCTTCTAGCGGTTGTCCCTCGACTTTGGTAACACCGAACTTCTGCAGTTGTTCAATTACTGCTTTGCGTTTCAATTGCTTCACAATTGCCATTTAAGAAATAGCCCTCCGCGTATGCTTTAGCTTCTTCTACCGTGTCTAACATTCCAAAGACTCTTTGCTGAGCAAATTTGTATTCGCTTTGCTTTTCTATCAATTTTTCACCTAATTTTTCAAATGGGTATTCTACCTCTGTCTCTCCCAAATCCACTAATAAAGCATCCAATTTACGTTGTTCTGTTATCAGCGATTGCTCCAAATGAAGTATTAGTTTGTTGCGTTCTTCTATGATCCTTGCCTCTACTTCGGGATATTCCAAAGCACCTTCCAAGTTTTCTATTGCAACGTGTGGTGATGTATCGTATTGGCTGCGCTCTTTATCGATGTATCGAGCTTCACGGCCGTTTTCGTCTTTTGCGTATACAGAAAGCAGCTGTCCTGTTTCTGCACGATGAATTGATAGAACTGATAATTTAGTACCTTTTACGTTAATTACTACTTGCATTTTGGTTCCCCCTATACTTTTCAATTAATGCGAACAATTCATCATGGAAGTTTTGAATTTGTTCATCCTCTTTCTGTGCCAACTCTTGGATCCTAGCAACATTAAAAGCGAGTCGAAATGTTGCATATAATCCCTGCTGATTGTTGTACCAATGACCACAGCCATTGTTGAAGTCGCCACGCATCTTTTCCTCTATCTGACTACGTACTGTTGTCCAGCCTTTTGATTGTGGAATACGGCCTTTTAAATCATTCAGAACTTCTTCTCTGACTTGATCTTTAACATCTTTCAAAAATGCCTTATACTGTTGGTCATTTGCGAACTTTAGAACAATATCACTCACTGTTCTAACCTCCCATAGATTAATAGATTTATTTTTTTACGTGATGCAACAGCTTTATTCATTGCGTTGCTGATTAAAACTAAACGTTGCTCAATTGGTAACGCCAACCACTCAGCTACTTTGATTTTCATTTACTGTCGCCTCCAAGCCAGCTATCAATTTCATCCAAATCAAAAAGTAATACACCTGGTGCGGGTTTATTGAATGGAATATTTTTAGAACGCATTAAGTTGTAAATTGTAGTTTTTCCTATGGGACAATTAATAGATTGTAAATACTCTACCAACGCCACTACTCCACGCACTTTTCGCATTTCGTTACTCCTTTCGGAAATGTATTGTTTTAATTAAATATCTAGGATTTTTCTTATATGTTTGATATGTTCCTGAGCTTTCGGTCCATCTTTTCTGCCACGAATAATGTCAGATAGATAAGCGCTCGAAATACCCACCAACTCAGCCAAGTTTTTTTGGCTCATATCTTTTTTCCATAATGCTGATTTCACTTGCACTCCTAAATCTTCTTTCATCTCTTAACCTCCTTGAAAAGCCTGACGTTGCTACCGCCATAATTAAGCTATAAGTCCGAATGTTTTATACCGTCATTGGCTCGGTATCACAGCGCTTTGCTTAATTGGAAAAAATAAGCTAAATAAATTGCTAATCTTGTTGACCTAAAATGACTTTTTTGCTATTATAAACCCATAGCTAAATAAGACTTCTAAAAAGCCTTTAAACCAACATTTAAACCGTTCCCCAACGCCAAAATGTGTTATGATAGGTCGTCTTTTTTGTACTCTTTTTAGCCAATAAATTAGCTTATGAACACAGTATAATGACTTTATAGTTAGTTGTCAATATATCAATGACTAAAAAGTTAATATTGTTTCGATAAGCCTTGCGAAAGGTTGATATAAGTGAGTTTAGTAAGAAGGATAAAACTATTAAGTGATGAAAGAAAAGTAACTTTTGCAGAAGTAGAGAGAGAAATAGGTATCTCAAATGGTCAAATAAGAAGATGGGATAACGTATCACCTAAAAGTGAAACATTGCAAAAAGTTGCAGACTACTTTGATGTAAGTACAGATTATTTATTAGGACGCACAGATAAAAAACGTTATTACGATTTGACTGATAAAGATGAACTTGCTATTCAAAGAGAACTCAAAAAGATAATAGACGGTGATGATGTAGATAATGCATTCGCTGCCTTTGATGGAAGAATATTAGATGAATTGGATGATGAAGATAGAGAGTTATTAATAGCATCTTGGGAAAATACCCTACGATTAACTAAACGTATGGCAAAGCAGAAATTTACACCTAATAAATATAGAGATTAAAGCGCGGTGGTGTTTTTGATGGATATTAAAATAATTATAGAGCAAATTGTTGAAAAATATGGAACAACTAACCCTTTTAAGTTAGCTGATCTGCTAGGAATAGTTATTGTATTTGAGCCATTAGGGTCTATTTACGGCTATTATAGTAGATCTCACCGCACAAAAGTAATTCATATCAACGAGAACCTCCCACATAACAAACAGTTTTCAACGTGCGCTCATGAATTAGGACATGCTGTATTACATCCAAACGAAAATACTGCATTTTTAAAAAAGAACACTCTACTTTCTACTGAAAAAATAGAAATAGAAGCCAATACATTTGCTGTTGAGTTATTACTACCTGATGAATTATTTACTGACCAAATATTTTCGGGTTTTACCATCTATGATGCTATAGAAGAAAAGGGCGTTCCTATTGAGCTACTTTCTTTAAAAAGAGTAGATGGTAAAAAAATTTTATCCTAAAAAAGAACATACATTCCCTTTAAGGTGGTGGTTTTTATGTGAAGTATTGCTGCAATGCAATTAATGAAAGGAGCGTAAATATGGCCAGTTTTATCGTTTTGGAACCTGCTAAAAGTGGGAAACCACGTATTAAAATAACTGTTGAACTTGGGTACGATGAAGAAACAGGTAAACGTATCAGGAAGTATAAAACAGTTACTTTAAACAGTCTGTCTGATCGTGCTATTAAGAAAGCTATCACGGAATTTGAAATCAACGTTTCAAAAATGGATATTGAGCAAATAACCGAAAGCATTACCTTTAAAGAATTTCGTAATCGTTGGATGGACAATTATGTAAGATTGGATCTATCACCTGCTACAAAGTCACACTATTTAAGAACTCTAAATACTGGAACGTTTGATAAATTCGACAATATGAAGATGAAAAAAATAAAGAAATTTCATGTTGTGGAATACTTCTCTGAGGAAAAGAAAGAAGGAAGAAGAAATTTAAGTAACAAATTCAGCATATTAAAAAGCATATTTGCTAAAGCCGTTGAATGGGAAATCATAAATGAAAATCCAATGAGTGGTATAAAGGCACCTCATGTGGAGCCAAGAAAAAAGGAATTAGAATTTTATGATTCACACCAATTAGCTCAAATGCTAGATGCAATTAATAATCTGAATTTAAAATATCGTGTAATTTACAAATTGGCTTGTTTAGTCGGATTAAGAGAATCAGAAATAGCAGCTATTCGATTAGAAAAAATTAATTTCGTAAATAACACAATTTTGATTGATCAAGCTTTAAAATATGATACTGAGGGAAAATCCGAATTAATTTTAGGACCAACTAAAAATAAAAAACCTAGAATTGTAAACGTTCCTGAAAAGTTCATGGATGAAATTAAAGAACAAGTACATGCTCAAAAAAAATTAAAAATTAAATCAGGTCATGCTTGGAAACCAATGAAAGACAATGATGATAAGGATATTGACTTTTTGGTCTCTTCACAACTTGTATTAGGGTACCCTATCCTTCCCTCGTCAATTAGTTCAACATGGCATAGACACTCTAAAAAGCTTGGATTACCTAAGTTGAATTTCCATGCATTAAGACATTCTTGTGCATCTTACCTCTTAAGCAATGATGCTAATTTTAAAATTATTCAAGAACAATTAGGACACAGTGATGTAGGATTAACAATGAATACCTATAGCCACTTGACTAAAGAAGATAAACGAACAGCGATAGAGTTATTTAATAAAATACTGTAA